GCAGCTGCCTTTTATCCTACACTGGGGATCAATTTCCCATTCCTCTCCACTTAAGTATGAGTTGTCTCATAACATAATTCGCAATGATAAAGGAGAAGGGCGATCTTGATATAGCCTATCACGCTTCAGCAGCTTAAGTTCTTCACTTAGGAAGCGATCGCTGCCAGTCAGATATTTCAGGTTGTCATCCCGACCAATTCTAGGATGGTCTAACTGGCGCATCTTCTGGGGTGACCAGATATCAATTGGGCTAGGTATTGGGATCATCTTAATCGCAGAGAGATAATTGGATGCATACCCTCTAAGAACGTCCTCAGATCCCCTATCAGGTTGTCCCTCATAGTTCCTGAATGTCTCAGGAAAGACACTCTTAGAAATTATCTTCTCTAATGGTACGTCTGGCTTTCCCATTTCCCAATAAGCACCTAAGAAATGAGTCTTATCAACTTCAGTCTTTTCATCATCATGAAGATGAAGGCCAAATGTGGCAAGATAGGTTGCCCAAGCTGATAAATCAACCTTTCCATAAACAGATACAATGACATCATCGCCTAGTACATACAAAGATGTAGGCTTGAAGTCAAGGCCAAAACGTGAACGTAACGCATACATTGCAATTACGTTAACAACAGAATCAATCATCTGAGTGAAATAACTTCCACTTGGAACTCCGTGATCCTTACCTGTATACAGATGACCATCTGGCATGACGATGGGTGTCGTAATGAAATACCTTACAACTGTATCCCAACCATAGGTCTCCTCATCCGTATTGGTGAACCAAGTACTCAGAATCCTGAATGCCTCTTTAATTAAAGTTTTACTGACGGATGAGTCATACTTTGAATAATCAAGGCAAACTGTTGTTCCTTTATCCTCTTTAATATAACGGTGCAACTTCGCGCCAAGCTCTGTTTTTGACATTCCAAACGCCATTGGAGTCCTGCGTTGAAGAAATTGGTCAATGAGTGGCCTAGCAAATCGAGATTCCATAATAGTCATCTCAAGAGGATAACCCCACACGAGTCGGGTCTTGTTACCCTGTTGCGTACGTTTATACGCTATACAAGGATTTGGTGCTTTGATGCCTTTCCTAATCTGCGCCTCACGATCAAACGCATATAAGAGAGAATCTCTTTTCTTAGTCAAAGTTGGCAAGCCAGCAGACTTATCCAATTTGAGGGCATCCTTCACAACTCTTTCATCGGACAACACTTCTAGGGTGTTGAAGTGCTTAGGCTTCGCAAATATTTTAAAAGCCATTCGAATCCCATAAGCAAAATGCTTATCTACCCGTTCATAGAGTGTGAAATCGGTCGCATACCGCTCTAGGGCAGCATACAATTGCTCAGGATCATAAATAGAACGAGG